ATCAATTTTTTAAATAATGATGATTTGAAGGAATTAGATTTAAAATTTATTTCTGATAATTGTGAGATAACTAGAATAAAATAAATGGAATAAAAAGGGTTTTATTTCGTTTACTTGATAACTTTAGAAAGGATAATAAAAAATGACTACTAAAACAACTTTAATTGTAAAATTTAAGACAGATTATGGAATTGAAAGGATGTACCCCAATTGCGAAACTTCGCAATTAATTGTTTCCTTATTTGGAGGAGATAAGTCCATATCAGATCAAAGAAAAGTTATATTAAAAAAACTAGGCTTTGAATTCAAAGAAGAAGAAAGGAAAATATAAAATGGAAAAACCGATCTGGATAAAAGCAAAAAATTATAATGGATTTAATGTTGGGGAATTAATCGACCATTTAAAAACAATTCCAAGAAATAAAAGAGTTGTTGTTAATACTTCAGATGGAATTGAACCCTTGAATATTATTCAAGATTCATATGAACATAAAAAATCTATTTTATTAAATAGTTTTTATAAAGAAGAATTTTAAAAAGAAAGGAAAATATAAAATGAAAGATAAAAATAATAATCATATTGTAAATGTTCAAGATCTATTAGAAATTGAAAGTGTAAGATCTAAAAGGAAACATCCTTGTGACATTAATAAACATGAAGAAGGGAAATTATTAAATGATTACTTTTCGAAGTCTAAAGGGGAGTTTATACCCCTTTTAGATATGTCATTGCCTTATATGGTTAGGGCTTTTAATAAAACCCTTCAAGAACTTTACAACCTCAAAGAAAATGGAGGGGAGGAAAAGAAAAAGTTTAAAGTTGTTATTAATACAGATGAAACTTATTCAAACATCATTGAGGCAAAAAACATTGAAGAGGCTAGAGAAAAAACTTATTCAGAATTTTTTGATAATGGAGGGGATAAAATGAAACTTGTTTCCCAAGATTTAGATATTTTTGAAATTGAAGAAGTTAAATAAATAATTATTCGTGGTTCGTGTTTCGTGGGGCTTTTTATAAAGCCCCTTTTTTATTACCTAATAACAAAAAATTTAAAATCGGCTTTTAGAGCTGTGGGAAGGGTTAAAATTTATTACACTACTACAGCACCTTTTGAAGATGAAAAAATTTTTTTTATTTTTTTTAAAAAAGAAGTGTACTAGTGTAATAGATAACAAAATTTATTGGTTTTCTCTTTTAAATCATCATACACTAGCCCTTTTTTAGTAGTGTAATAAATTGATAGTAGTGTAATAGATTTTTAATTAGTTTACAGAAAACAAGGATTTTTTTCTAGATACCAAAAAAGAAAAATGTTAATTCTGTTTAAATTAATACAGTATGAAAAATCAAATTATAGATGGAAGAAAAGCAAGAAAATTGACCCCTAAACAACTTAGATTTGTTTATGAATTTTGTCATTTTACTTTATTGGGAAAACAATCAGCCACAGAGTCGGCTAGAAAATCTGGATATTCTGAAACAGTATCTAAAAAAATGGCTTATGAATTACAAAACCCAAATAAATATCCATTAGTTGCCGAGGCAATTCAAGACATGAAAAACGAATTGAAAGACAAATATTCTGTTAATATGGATAAGCACTTATCAAGGCTTGAAGAGTTGGGAAGAAAAGCCGAAGAAGAAAAACATTTTTCAGCCTCAATTAATGCCGAACAATTAAGGGGAAAAGTTGGGGGATTGTATGACCCAACAATTAGACTAGAAAACTCAATTGAAAATTTGTCAAGGGATGAACTTGTTAAAAGATTAAAAGAACTACAAAATAAAAAAATAGATGTAATTGATCAAAGCAAAATTATTGATCATGAGGCTTTAGAAGTGACCCAAGAAAATAATATAAAAGATAGTAAATAATTATAATTTGTTAGAGAAAAATTTTATTAAATTAATAAGGAAAAATATACCTTTTTATAACTTCATTCGCATTGAAACCACTACACAAAATGGTTTTCCAGATTTGTTGTGTATTGGGTCAAAAATGGATACTATTTTGCTGGAAGTTAAAGTTGCAAAAGGGAATAAAATAAACTTATCAAGCCACCAAATAGCAACAAATTTGAGGCTGTGGAATATGAAACAAGGTTTTAATTATATAATTGTTTATGTTCCTAAATATGCGAAAACCCCCCTTGAAGAGTGTATCTTTCTGTATGAAGGGTTAAAAGTTAAAGAATTAGCCTTAAAAGGGGTAAACGAACCACCAACAGCGAACAATTGGCATACTATATTTAGTTATTTGTTAAAGGTTCACGAACAGCGAACCACGAAAAGCCCAGAAATCAGCCAAAAATAAGCAAACATTTCAGACGATAAGTTTTATTATCGTGTCTTATCCCAAAAAACCCCAGAAATTGGTTATTATTTACAATTAATGGCTAGGTACTTATGAAAAATGGTAAAAATGGCGGTTTTCAGCCAATTATGAGCCATTATTTCAGGGTACCTGGTTTTTAAAGTTGTGCTTGTAATCATGTTTTAAATTTTCAGCCATGAATTTTTTATATGGAAACGATTTTTCTAGGGGGTACCCCCTTTTTTAGTATAAAAAGGCCCTAGGAGTCCCAATGGTATCCAATAATAATAATTTTGAAAACTATTCTGATGAAGAATTAAAGTTAATGCTAGCAATTGCTATGCATGATGACAACGAAGCTGCACAAAATAGCTTTATGCACTTTGTTAAAAAGGTCTGGCCAGAGTTTATTGATGGTTATCACCACAATGTGTTAGCAAAAAAGTTTGAACAAATAGCATCTGGTAAATTAAAACGATTAATTGTTAATATGCCACCAAGACACACTAAGTCTGAATTTGCTTCGTACTTGTTTCCCGCCTGGTTGATGGGTAAAAAACCAAAAACAAAAATAATACAAGCGACACACACAGCAGAACTCTCATATAGATTTGGTAGAAAGATGAGAAACCTCATGAACGATGAACAGTACCGAAGAATTTTTAAAGATGTGTATTTACGAGCTGATTCGAAAGCATCTGGACGATGGGATACAAATCATGGGGGAGAATATTTTGGTGCTGGTATCGGTGGTGCTATTACTGGTCGTGGTGCAGACTTACTTATCATCGATGACCCTCATTCAGAGCAAAGTATAACAGATACAAGTTTTGATAATGCATTTGAGTGGTATGTATCTGGACCAAGACAGAGACTTCAGCCTGGGGGAGCCATAGTTGTTGTTATGACAAGATGGTCCGAAAGAGATTTGACCGGGAGATTGATAAGGCAACAAGCAGAAGTAAAAGCAGATGAATGGGAAGTTATAGAGTTTCCAGCAATACTACCAAGTGGTAGTCCAATTTGGCCAGAGTATTGGAAAAAAGAAGAGTTAGAGAAAATCCAAGCAAACTTACCTGTCATGTCATGGGAGGCACAGTATCAACAAAAACCAACGTCTGAAGAAGGGGCAATCATTAAACGCGAATGGTGGAAAATGTGGAAAAGAGAGGATATACCAGAGCTGCGTCACGTCATACAAAGTTATGACACAGCATTTAGTAAAAAGGAAACAGCAGACTTTAGTGCAATCAGCACTTGGGGTGTATTTCGTACAGAGTTTAGTCAAGACAATATTATATTATTAGATTGCATAAAAGATCGTTGGGAATTTCCAGAATTAAAAAAGATTGCTCTTGAGCAATATCAATATTGGGAGCCAGAAACAATTATTGTTGAAGCTAAAGCAAGTGGGCAACCATTAATACAAGAGCTGCGCCAAGTTGGAATTCCTGTTGTTAGTTATTCTCCCTCAAGAGGAAACGACAAATTAACAAGGGTAAACTCTATTTCTCCAATTTTTGAAGCTGGACAAGTTTGGGCTCCAGAAGGAAAAAAATTTAGTGAAGAGATGATTGAAGAATGTGCCGCCTTTCCATATGGAGAGCATGATGACCTTGTTGATAGTATGACTCAAGCAATGATGCGTTATAGACAAGGTAATTTTCTTTCGTTAAAAGATGATTATCAAGATCCAGTAAAGGAATATAGAACCTATGAGTATTACTAATGACTAGATTTGTATTAGTGAATAGGATATAAAAAGTTATGGCTGAAAATAACATTGACAAAAAACTAGAAGCCGTGCTCGGTGATACATTAGAGACGGCTATTAAAAACGAATCTCCAATTGATATAGAAATAGTTTCTGAGGAAACTATTATTTCCAACGAACCATTAGACACGAACGATGATTTTTATGACAACTTAGCAGAGAACATGGAAGACTCAGATCTTCAATACATTTCTTCTCAATTAATGGAGGAGTATGAAAATGATAAAACATCTAGAGATGAATGGTCAAGAACATATACAAAAGGTTTAGATTTATTAGGTTTTAAATACGATGAAAGATCTCAACCGTTTCAAGGAGCAAGCGGTGTTACGCATCCTTTATTAGCAGAAGCAGTTACACAATTTAGTTCTACAGCCTTTAAAGAAATGATGCCTTCAGGTGGCCCAGTCAGAACGCGTGTCATGGGCAAAGAAACATTAGAAGTGTATCAACAATCACAACGTGTAAAAGAATTTATGAATTTTCAAATTACCAATGTGATGGAAGAGTATACACCTGAGCTCGATCAGATGTTATTTTATTTACCACTTAGTGGTTCTACTTTTAAAAAAGTTTACTACGATGGGCAGCTCGAACGTGCTGTGTCAAAATTTGTTCCAGCAGAAGATCTTGTTGTTCCTTATACAGCAAGTGATTTAGACTCTTGTGAACGCATTACACATGTGGTGAAACAATCAGAAAATGATATTCGAAAAAAACAAGTAGCAGGTTTTTATTTAGATGTAAGTCTTAGTCCACCGTCCCCGGAAGATGGGACATATTCAAGTGCAGACATAAAATCAAAAATTGATCAAGTTGAAGGAATACAAGCAACAGGAGAAACAAACATGTACACTCTTTTAGAGTTTCATGTAGATTTAGATATAGAAGGTTTTGAAAACAAAGATGATAAAGGAAAACCAACAGGTATTAAAATTCCTTACATTGTAACTATTGATGAACAATCAGGAAAAATTTTATGTATTCGTAGAAACTATGATGAAGGTGATGAAACATTTAAGAAAAAACAATATTTTGTTCACTATAAATTTTTACCGGGACTAGGTTTTTATGGTTTTGGATTAATACATTTAATTGGTGGTTTATCACGAACAGCGACACAATCACTTCGTCAATTGATTGATGCAGGAACGTTATCGAATTTACCCGCAGGTTTCAAAGCACGTGGTTTACGAATTAAAGATGATGATGCTCCATTACAACCTGGAGAATTCAGAGATGTTGATGCACCGGGGGGCGCGATACGCGATGGATTAATGCCTCTTCCTTATAAGGAACCATCACAAACATTATTTCAATTACTAGGATTTGTTGTCCAGGCAGGTCAACGATTTGCTCAAATAGCTGACATGCAAGTTGGTGATGCAAATCAAGGAGCCCCTGTTGGAACGACTATTGCTTTATTGGAACGCGGTTCGCGTATCATGAGTAGTATTCACAAAAGAATGTATTATTCAATGCAAAAAGAATTTAAACTTTTAGCAAAAGTAATTCAAAGTTATTTACCAGAGGAGTATCCTTATCAAGTAGTTGGGGGAGATAGAAGTATAAAACAATCAGACTTTGATGACAGAGTTGATGTCATCCCGGTTGCTGATCCAAATATATTTTCTATGTCGCAACGAATTCAGTTGGCACAAACACAATTACAACTAGCAACAAGTGCACCACAGCTGCATGATATAAAAGAAGCTTATATTAGAATGTATGAGGCTTTAGGAGTTAGTGACATTGATAAAATAATGAAGTTAGAAAAGCCAGAGCCAATGAGTCCAACACAAGAAAATCAAAAGCTTATAGATAGTGACAAAATTGAGGCATACGAAGGGCAGAATCATGACGCTCACATTCAAGCTCACATTAGTTTTGGAATGTCTCCCATTGTTCAACTAATGCCACAAATTGCTATTGATTTAAACAAACATATATTAGAACATGTTAATCTTAAAGCAAGAGAATCTGTATCATCACAAGTGGAGCAAGCGGAAAAACAAATGGGTCAGACAGCTCAAGCAGAAAAATTAGAAGATATGAAAGAGTCGGAAATTGCTAAATTAGAAGCACAGTTCATGCAAGAGGTAAGACAATTACAACAACAAATGAGTGGAGAAGGCCAGCCAGACCCTGTCGTTCAATTAAAACAACAAGAATTACAACAACGAGCAATGAATGATCAAGCTAAGTTACAGTTAGCTCAACAAAAATTAGGATTTGATCAACAAAAACTACAACAAAAAGATACTATAGACAAAGCTAGAATTGAATCATCTGAAGATATTGCTCAACTTAGAGCTAACGTTAATTTAAAAAAGATGAATAAAGATGGCAATAAATTTATAAAGGCGGGATAATGGATCAACCAATAAAAGAATTAGTAATTCCTCAACAAATATTTGATGCATTTTTAGAACACGTAGATAAGTTTGTAACTTTCCACGTGAAAAATGAATCATCTGCTCTTATTATGGCTGAGGCTTTTATAGTAAAAATAAAAGAATTATTTACGGGAAAAGGTTATACGGAAGAGGATGCTTTACTATTTATACAACATGCTTTACAAGAATTAAATGATGATAAACCAACTATACACTGAGGTAAAAAATGAAATTTAAAAATGCAAAAATGACTGAAGTTCCTCAAAAAAATCCATTTCCAAACAGAGCTTCTGCTTCAACTGCTGAGGTAAGTATCTCTCCTTTTGTTGTAAAACAAAATAAAGGATCTGGACCACAAGGACAAACAAGTAATATGCAAATTAAAAAAGTAGCATTTAAAGGTATTAAATAGTATACTTCGCTACTTAACAAAGGAGGTTTTATGAACCTATTAAAAGATCTATGGGACCATATTAAAGAATGGTCGGATTGGAAAATGAAGGACTGGATTAAAGCGGCTATTGTAGCTATCGTTGTTCTTTGGATAATTAGCTGGATGACAGGCGGAGCAGCATAGTGCTTAATTTACTCGGCGGTTTACTTGGTGGTGGAAAAGGAGGAGCCTTAGCAACCATTTCAAAAGTTGTCGATGAACTTCATACATCAGAGGAAGAGAAATTAGATAAAAAAATTTTAATGCAACGCTTACAACAAAAGCTTGCAGAAAAACAATTAGATGTTAATGCAAAGGAAGCCAGCCATCGCAGCGTATTCGTTGCTGGCTGGCGACCTGCAATAGGATGGTGTGGAGCCCTTGCCTTATTTTTTGCTTTTATATTATCACCATGTATTGAGTGGTATGCAAAATTTTCAGGTATGGATATCGTACCGCCTGCTATAGAGACTGGCCCCTTACTAGCCATAGTCACTTCAATGCTCGGCGTTGCGGGTATGCGCTCATTTGAGAAGGCGAAAGGAATAGCTAAATAATGAAAAAGAAACTAAAACCAGTTCCAAAAGCAAACAAAGGATTACCAAAATTACCTAAAGTAGTTAGAAACAAAATGGGTTTTTTAAAAAAAGGCGGATCAGTAAAAAAGAAAAAATAATGCCTCTTACGAAAAAAGGTAAAAAAATAATGAAGTCAATGAAAAAGACTTATGGCAAGGATGCTAAAAAAGTTTTTTATGCTTCAAGAAACAAAGGAAAGATAAAAGGAGTAGAAAAAAAGAGATGACATATGAAGAATTAGCTGACTCAGTAAAATTATCAGAAGGCTTTAAAGACCACGTGTACATGGATACCGAAGGTTTCGCTACAATAGGTTGGGGCCATAAATTAACAAAAGAAGATAATTTTGAAGATGGTAAAACATACACTAAGGAAGAATTACAAGAAGTTTTTGATAAAGACTTAAACAATGCAATTGGTAAAGCTAGAACACTTATGGAAGAACATGGTGTCACTGATTTACCAACGACTGCACAGCACACTCTAACGGAGATGGTATTTCAGCTTGGCCCTACAGGCGTGTCCAAGTTCCGTAATATGTGGAAATGCCTGCAAAACCGAGATTTTAACGGCGCAAGTCTAGAGATGTTAGATTCGAAATGGAATCGTCAAACTCCAAATCGTTGTAAAAAATTATCGGATCAAATGAAATCATGCGCTTAGAAAATTTTTTTACTTATTATAAAAAACAATTATTAGATAGACAAAAGGCAGTAGAAGAGGCTATATTAAGCGGATTGTGTAAAAGTTGGGATGATTATAGATATCTGACTGGGAAACTTGATGCACTTAAACAAGAAGTACAGGAACTCACGGACCTGCTAAAAAAACAGGAGCTAGAAGATGACAACTAAACCTAAGTTAATTGTGCCAAAACATGTGTGGGATGGTGCTCAAGCAGAAAAATCAAAAAACGAATTAGAAAAAGTTCCAAAACCAGTAGGTTGGAGAATAGTTTTGTTTCCTTTAAAGTTAAAAGGTAAAACAAAAGGTGGTATTCATCTAACTGATGACACAATTCAAGAATCACAAATAACAACAAATATCTGTAAAGTATTAAAGACTGGTTCTTTGTGCTACACAGATAAAGAGAGATACCCTGATGGCCCTTGGTGTAAAGAGGGTGATTGGGTTATAATAACTCGCTATGCTGGATCTAGAGTAAAGATTGATGGCGGTGAGTTGCGTATCATTAACGAAGATGAAGTACTGGCTGTCGTTGATGATCCAAGAGACATATTGCCAGCTAATATTTTATAAACATGGAGAATTCTATGCAACCACAAGCGACTACCGACCAAGATAAAATGGTTCCTATCGACACTTCTGGAGAGTCATTAGATATAGAAGTAAAAGATGAAGAAAATAAAGATGAAGTTTCTAAAGCGGAAGTAAAAGTAGAGGAACAAGCAGAAGAAAAAAAATCTGATAACAAAGAAGAAGCAGAAGAATATTCAGCTGCTGTACAAAAAAGAATAGATAAACTTACTTACAAATTAAGAGAGTCTGAAAGACAAAAAGAAGAAGCTTTAAAATATGCAGGCACTTTAAAAAAACAAAATGAAGACATAACAAAAAAAGTAAGACAAGTAGATGATGGTTATTTAGAAGAATACAAAAAAAGAGTTGGTTCTGAATTAGACAAAGCACAAGCTATTTTAGCATCAGCTATAAAAAATAATGATGCAAAGGCACAAGTAGAGGCTCAAAAAGCTATTGCTAAACTTACAATAGAGGAAGAGCGAGCAAAAATGACTGAGGCTCAAAGAACTAATGAAAAAGAAAAATCTGTTCAACAACCTCAACCTCAACCTCAACCTCAAACACAACCTCAACAAGCAACTCCTGACCCTAAAGCTGTTGCATGGGCAGAAAGAAATGAGTGGTTTGGAAAAGATAAAGGTATGACTTTTACTGCAATGGCACTTCATGAAGAGTTAATTAATCAAGAAGGATTTGACGGGAATC